GACTGGTCTTGTTGAGATGGTGGTTAACGATTGGGAGTCTACGGACTACCAGTTGAAGCCATTTATTAAAGCAGGTCCGGAGAAGGTTAAGAAACTGCTTAAACATATGCCTCGGATCGTTGCCGGAATGCCGGTTGAACAGACGATCCGTAATATGGCCACTATGAAAGAACTTATCGCTTCTGTCACTGAAAATTGGACAGATTCGCGTATTAAGTATTCTTTCAATGCGGCGAAACCGGGTCATATTGACCACTTAGCGAAGCAATTTAAAGATAAGGAGGTTTATGAGAGTGACAAGCCAAACTGGGATTTAATGTTCTTCGAGTATCTTTTTAAGATATGTCGAGAAGCTTATTTACGGATGGCTGTCAAACCAGAAACCATGTCTGATGAAAGATTCGCGAAGTGGAAAGTTGACTATAATCGACTGGTCGATAATGTGATTTATCACGCAAAATATCGCTGTACGAATGGGAAAGTCTTTATGTCTGATTTTTATGGCATGATGGTGTCTGGTTGGTTTGGAACTATTTCTTTTAATAGCCTAGGCCAACTGGCAGCACATGTCTTAACTATGATGCGTATGGGACTCTCAAACGATAGCATACTTAGCGATGATTATTACATTTTGGCCGGTGGTGATGATACCCTTCAGACTTTTCCGAAAGGATTTGATCATGTTGGGTACATTGCTACAGCTTTAGAGATGGGAATAGTAATGGGTGAGTTTGTCATCCATCCACAATTTAGTGGCTGTGAGTTTTTCAGCACTAAATTGTTTAAAAGGGATGGTGTTTGGCAGTTTCACCCAGTTAGATTTACTAAGCATATTGCTATGTTGACTACCACGAAAGTTGAGGACTTAGCTGGTTCATTAGCAAGCCTGATGCAGCTTTATTGTTGGGATGAGCCTAAATTTCATTTTCTTAAGAGAATGTTTATGCAATTTCGAACTCAATATCCTAGTCATTTTGACTTGGTTTATTATAAAGGGATTCAGGAGCTTAGGTTTAAAGCTTTAGGTTGTGAGGCTAGTTGCTAATTAAATAGCGCTAGTGGTCTGCTCGGACGTTAAACGAGAGAAAACCGGTTAGTGACCCACCGTATCCAGAGGTCACATGTATGATGTATCTACATAACCATTATTCAATACATGGCAGGAGGAGGCGTAAATTTTAAAGAATTAATAATATATTAAATGGGAGATTATGTCACTTTCATTCCTAATTATACTGGTCCTTATATCAGCGACGGTAAAATACAATCGTCGGTTGAGTTTGGTAAGGCAGTACCTAAGGATGAACTTGATCAACTTTCCAGACTTCATGATTCGGCTTACGCGCACTTTGGTGACGATCTTCATCGAACCGCCGCTGACGCTATTTATAATGCGTCTGCGAAGGATTTGGCGAAGGCGTTACCGGATGTTGCGGGAGTCTTAGTCCTCTATGGAAATAAGATTTTTGACTTCGCTGTTAATATTTATGAGAAAGAGAAATCTCTTGGATTTTATGGAATTGTTTTAGCGGGGATTCAGAATGAGTATAAAGTTATAGATTACGCCCTTCATGGCGAACAGGCTAAGAAGGACGTTCTAGCTTATTACCAAACTGATCCTGAACGTTACAATTCCTTATATAATAAACAAGTGATGCCTAAGCTAGGTAAGGTTATAGATAGGATTGAGGTGCAAGCCCCGATATCTAACTA